TCCCACTTTTTAACCAGTGGAGTGCTAAATCTAAGAAGTATAAGGGGATTGAGGATGTTCGTAAATATTGGAAACAATTTGAGAGTAATAAGAGTAAATCCAAGATTGGAATTGGTAGTTTAATCTTTGAAGCAAAACAAAATGGAATTGAAGGATTTTTCAAGGATATGAAGAAATCAAATGAAGAAATTGTTAAGGAATATCCTGAAAAAGAAATTATTATTACTAGTCGACCAAATATGGTAGTATTAAATCAAAGATATCTAACTCCAGAACTTTTTACTAAATATTTTAAAACTCGTCTATTAGCTGTTCAAAGTGAAAAGGGTACTGGTAAGACTTCTAATTTAATTGAAGCATATTTTAAAAACGGATTAATCACCGATGATATGAATATTCTATTGATATCTAGTAGACGAACATTTGGTGCGAAACTATTAGGTGATCTTACTAAATATGGTTTCAAATTATATTCTGATTTTGAAGAACAATATATTACTCATAATCGTATTATTTGTCAAATTGATTCATTGATGAGATTAGATCGTAGCAAATATCATATTATTATTGTGGATGAATGTGAGTCACTTGCGAGATATATGACATCAAATCATTTTACAAAGAATAATAAAGCAACTATGATTATTAATATGTATCAATCATATCTAAATTCTGCTGATAATGTATATGTATTGGATGCTGATTTAAGTGATCGATGTGTAAATTATTATCAGAAGGTAATGCAATTATCTAATGATGAAATGGCATTGGTTGTAAATAAATATGAACTATATACTGATTACACTGTTAATTATATGAGATTTAATGATTGGGTAAATCAAATAATGAATGATATTGATGTGAATAAGAAATTAGTAATAGCTATGGCATCTAATAATAAAGGAAAAGATCTTAGAGACATCATAGTTGAAAAATATCCGGGTAAGAAACTATTATTCTTGAATAGGGAAGTAGATGATAAAGAAAAAATTAATATTGTAAGTCATGTTGATGAACAATGGTCCAAGTATGATATTGTTATTTACACTCCATCAGTTTGTATGGGTGTATCATTTGATAAAGTGAATTATTTTGATAATATTTATGCTTATGGATGCTGTGGATCATTAGGTTCTCAGGAATTCTGTCAAATGATTCACCGTGTAAGACATCCTAAAAATAAAGTGATCTATTTATCGTTTGACAAGTATGAAGAATATACTGAAGATAACAAGTCGACATATGAGATGACTGAGGAATTAATTTGTAATGATCATTATCTTACTAACTATGAAATTCATACTAATATTGTGCCACACAAGATTAGAAAGATTGATGATTATTTAAGATTTATTGATGGAGGGATTAGTGAGGTAATACCTTACGAAGATAAATCTTTAACTGTTGGCGAGGCAGAGATATCAAGTCATCGTAATCAGCGAGTTATATATTATCCGTATAAACAGGAACCGGAGTATGAATTGTATGTAAGAAACTGTATGGAAACAATCGAAAATAAGAATAATTTTTGTTGGTCTGTTTTTGGCTATTTAAAATTTAAAAAATACAATTTGAAATACCTAAAAGTAGAAGACTCGGTAGAGTATGCTCGATTATTGAAGGAAAAGAAGAAAGAAAGAGTAGAACGAGAAAAGGAGGACTACTATAGCAGAATTATTGACATTCCCGATATTAATGAAAATGAGTATTTTGAATTGAAGAGAAAGAGAGAAGAATTAAGAACTGAAGAAGAAATGATGAAAATGAAACGATATCAGTTTAAACAATGTTATGATATTGGAGAATTTGGTGAGGATAAAGATAAAACTAAGAAATTATTTGAAACATATGATGATCCTATGAGAAAGAAACATTTTAGAAATCTAAAGTGTATATTAAATACGGCAGAACAGAAGACGAAAGAAAAGTTGGGAAAGTTGCGAGAGAAGATTAAAAATGATAATTATCGAAAATCGGCTTATGCTGACTTGATCTCAACTAACTTCTACACTACTCATAAATTTGCGAATGATTTTATTGACATGTTAGGATTTGATATTAATGATTTATCAAAAACTGTTATTAAAGATGAACTATTAATGAGGATTGAAGATATTAAGGATGCCTATAACGAAGAATATAATAATATATGCTATAAATTCAATTGTAAAATTAAGAATAAGAATTTTACAAGCTTAGATGAAAAAGAGAGTTTTACATTCATAAAGAAAATTATTAATACTCAATATGGATTTGAAATTAAGAAAGAAGAAGATGTTTATAAGATGATTGTAACAAAAGATGAAACCGGAAATTTGTGGAATACATTATTTGAATATAAGAATAATAAAGTGGTGGATAAGGAGGGATTACATGATTTAATTTGTCCAGTAAATATTGGAGAAAATTCAAATGATGTGTTTATTGAGGATTAAAGATATAAACCAGGATAATAATCATTTGGTAATCCAGAGGGAGCAATTGGTATTGGGTTTCCTGGATCTAATGGTAATAAATTAACACGGTTACTAATAGCAGCTACAGCAGCTGCTGGTGGTGCTGCAAAAGTTATAATATATCTAAAATGTACATTAAAGTCTGCTGCAGCATAAGTACCATATTGAATTCGTTTTTCAATTAATGCGGCTGGAGTTAATTGATATGGTCCAGATAAAACTCTTCCTCTAGATGCTGGACTAATATCTCCGTAGGGTACTGGTCCAGAACCCACATCAGGTAAAGCTGGTGGAGGTACATAAGGTATTTGGTTTATAAAAGGAGCACCTCTATTTCTATTTAATATTCTTTCAGCACATTTTCGATAACTAACAAAATCAATTACTGGAGGATATTTAAATTGATCTCGATACGTGGTTAAATTATCAAGATTTGATTTCCATATACCAGCAGGAGCAACTGTTGGTTCTAACAATGGTAGATGATCTAAAATATGTAAATATGTATGGAGATAATTATAAGAATAATATGAATCTGTATCTAAACCAGTTTCAATTAAAAATTTTCTAGCCCAAGTGTCAACAGCATCATCATCATTTGTATAGTTAAATCCATTGTGAGCTAAAAACCTATTTCTAATGTGATATTTTTCTATTTGTTTTTTATAATTTAATGGATTTGTAGAAAAATAATTTATTTCATTCCTTCTAGAAGGAATATTACCGGGTATAGCTTCTACTGACAAAGTGATTGTTTGAACATGTGATCTTAATTGTGCGTCTGATATAGGATTATAATCAACTTGAGGAATAGTTCTAGCTAATGGGTTAGGATCATCAAAACGTCTTATCTGATTTGGTGTAACTGCTATGGGTGCTTCCATCCGATTGAATAATACAGATACATCTCTTAATTCAATTTCTTTAGAAAAAATATTTTTATCAATAATTTTTAAAAAATTGTCACTAATAACATATCCTGGTGTAGGTGGGCCCACAGCTAGCGTTAAAAGCTCAGCATCACTTTTTCTAAGAATTTCATTTATTTTGTCTTCTGCGGTATATCCTTCACATTTAATTACTCTAATTATAAAAGATTTCTTTGCCAAAGTTGCCAAAGGTATCTGAAATTGATGATATAAGTTTTTTATTTCATCTTGCATTGTTGCTGGTCGAGTATATATGCACTCTATAAGATGTTCTCCAATAGACCGACTAATTTGATTTGAAATAGGCCAATAATACATACCACTTTGTCCTATAATTTTTAATCCAACACAAATAGGTGCGCCACCCTTTAATAAACCTTTTTTTGATTCATATTTTTCTATTTTATATGGATTATCTGAATGTTTTCTTAATTTATTATCATATAAGATCTCTTTTGATTCAATATATGTATTTACTGTTATAATAGTAACATCTAGTGAAAAATTTTTAATATTTGTACCATCGAATTTTTCATGATAGTACACATTTGTCGCACACTTTAATCTATATGATTTAGAATTACAATCATTTGATATAATTTCAGTAATTTTTTTTTTAATATCTAAACTTGGTTCATTAGATATAAAATTTAAATTAATTTTAAATACAGATGATTCACTCATATTAATTTTATTTATTACATAATTAATTTTGGTAGAAAAATCATATACACTTGCTAATGGATGAACATGATTCGCATAACATATTCTATCTTTTTCATTATCATTTAATTTTTTTTCTTTTAAAAGTAAACTTTTTTCACTCATTATATTTATCTATGTATATAATTCTATTAGATTTTAATTTTATTCTTCTTAATTAAATCTAGGTGCGCTTTTTTAGTATCTTTCAAGATATCTTGATTTTTTGTAATGTAATTTTTTAATTCTTTATCTATATTCTTAAATGTTAAGCTATTAATTCCATTATTAATATCGTCAGTTTTCATACCATAATAATCTTCAAATTGTTTAGTGTATGATCCATATTCGGTCTTGGTATAATCTAAACCTAATAATTTGGCGGTATGTTTTATATCTTTTTCTGTTTTACATTCTAATTCTACATAGGTGGGTATTCCTGGAATAGAATCAATAGCTACTTCTAAACAATTACCCAAACTCCATTTTTCTCTAAGAGTTTCGTGATATGCTTTTAATTTATAACCTTGAGCTAATAAAAAATCTCTTGCTTCTTCTAATGTACAGTTTAGATTAATTTCGTGCTCAATTGCAAATTTAGAATTTGCTGGATATTTTTTTTGAGTCATTGTAACTATATTATTTTCTTGACGCGTTCTGATAAATCCTTTTTCTCCATTCATTAAATGAAATACATATCTTTTATAAACCATCATTTTATGAACTTTTTTTGCTTTATTTAATTTTAGATTTTTTCGTAACGCATTAATATTTATGTCTAAGAATTTACCCTCGATTTCTTTCATTGGGATGTATATGATAGTTTGAGAAAAAAAACGGGTTAACTATTTAACTGGTAAACGGGTAAACGGGTAAAGGGTAAACGGGTTAACGGGTTAACAGGTAAACGGGTAAACGGGTTAACAGGGTAAACGGGTAAACAGGGTTAACGGGGTAAACGGGTAAACGGGTAAACGGGTTAACGGGTAAACAGGGTAAACGGGTAAACGGGTAAACAGGGTTAACGGGTAAACGGGGTACATATATAGAATTCCAATATAAATAATTATTAATATATCATATTATGTTCTCATTAAACAGTTTATCGCCGAAAATAGATCAACCAAAAAACATTGACCTTCAATTAAAACCGCATCAAAAAACTGCTGTCTATCACATGGACAAATTAGAAACGGATCGTTATATTGAGCATGAATATGAGGATGAAGGTTTTTCATTATCATATTATCAATTAAAGACGTTAGGATTAATTCCGTCGGATATAAAAAACATAAAAATCAATACTTCATATGGAATCTTAGCGGACAAAGTAGGAAGTGGTAAAACATTAATGGTAGTTAGTTTAATAAACAATCGAGTTCAATTACCTGATTCTGAGAAGATATTATCATCTGCTTTGTATAGTAGTATTACAATTAAGGACAGTAAGAAATGTTTAAAAACAAATCTTATATTGGTACCACATTCATTAACATCACAATGGGAAGAAGCATTTGGTCATTCTAAATTAAAATATTATGTAATATCAAAACGTAAGGATATTGATTATTTGGAATTTGATGATTATATTGATGATGTATGTGAAGCATGTGTTATTAATGAAGATCAATGTTTACAATATTATGATGCGATTGTATGTAGTGCTAATATGTTCTCAGATTTTTTTGAAAAATTTAAGCATACTAAATACAGTCGTATTATAATAGATGAAGTTATTCAAATTAAATTACCATCTGATTTTAATTGGTGTTGTAATTTTGCATGGTTTGTTACTGCTACACCCAGTGGATTATCTTATATTCGGCGACATTATATCAAAGAATTAATTGGAGGGATGGCATCATATCATCATTTATTGAGTATTAAAAATAATGATGAATTTGTAGATAAATCTATGAAATTACCGGATATAACGTATAAAAAAATTAAATGTTTAACACCTAAAGAATTACTAATAGTAAAAGATTTTATTCCAACTGAAATAATAAACATGATAAATGGTAATAATATTCAGGAAGCATTAAAGAAATTAAATTGTAATATTGATACGACTGATAACATTTACATTATCCTGACTAAGAGAACACAAATTGATATAGATGATGAAAATGCTAAATTGGAGTATATTAAGAAGAAGAATTATGTGGATGTGAAAGTAAGAGATGATAATATTAAGAGTAGTGAGGAACGAATAAAGAAATTGAGCGAACGATTAAAGAACATAAAAGATAAGATAAACAGTTTCAAGGATGATGATTGCCCAATTTGTTTTGAAAATAGTAATAAACCGGTTATTGTAAGTTGTTGTAATAACATGGTTTGTTTAAAGTGCTTGGTGAAAGTTAAAAATTTTTGTCCATTTTGTAAAATTCAAATTACGACAGATAAGATGAATATTTTAGATAATAGTATAAAAAATGTGGTTAAAAAGGATAAAAAAGAAGATAAATTAAAAAATAAGATAGAAAATTTAATTAATTTAATTAAATCTAATATGAAAGGTAAGTATTTGGTATTTAGCTCTTATGATGAAACATTTAATGATATCATAAAAGAATTTGATAAAAATAAAGTTACTTATTCAACAATATTGGGAAGTGTATCTCATATCAATAATGTAATCGAGGATTTTACAAATGGTACCATAAATGTTGTAATGATGAATGCTAAACATTATGGTTCTGGATTGAATTTACAAATGGCAACTGATGTAATAATATATCATGAAATGGCAAAAGAATTAGAAATTCAAGTAATTGGAAGAGCTCAGAGATTGGGGCGAAGTGCTAGTTTAAATGTTCATTATTTATTACATGAGAATGAGAGATGTAATAGTGGATCTGGGTATGAAAAGGATGATTATGCGAATGTGGAGGGGAATGATCAAGGGGGGAATGATTTAGGGGGTGATCGTGTAGATGTAATTTAACTAGATTGTTCAAAAGTGGGTCTAATATATCTATCATACAGTACATAACCTCCAAAAACAGAATAAAAGAATCCAAAAAAGACAAGTGCTAAGAGTATTATATTAATTAATTTTTTTATAACTGTTTTATTTGTTTTGCTTAAAGTTATATTGTATGTTTTAGGGGTAGATTTATTTGAGTTCATATATATATATAATTTTATAAAATAATTTTTAAATACAACAAGGAATTCCGTCAACTAAATATCTGGTTCTAGTATACCAACGAGTATTAGAACCTAAATTACTAAAACTAATTTCATGTTCATTATTAGTTGGTATTATAATTTTTATTAAATAATAATTCAAATCTGAATTATTAATTATAAATCTTTTTCTTAGATTGGTTAAAATACTAAATTGATTTTCATATATTTTTTCCAATTCATTTACAAACGCAGGAGGACGTACTGGTCGCCTTAATTTAATTTCATCTAAGGTATCATCCTTAAAATTTGTGGCCCAATGATATATATTTAATGGATCAATCTTTTTATCAATAATCTCATGATTTGGTATAACATCAAAAACATAATCAGTTAATAATTGATCGGCAAATTTTAAATATTCAGAATTATTAGTTTTCTTTCGTATGTAATCAGCTAATTTCGCACGATACATAGGGTCGACTATGTAGGTAATTATCTTAATGTTGTATGTATCTATTTGTTCAATCCAAATTCTATATTCGGAAACATACTTTGAATAAGCTACTTTATATATGGCGTATTTGACATGATAATCTTTTATTATTTGATCAATATTATCATCTAAAATTTCATTGCCTGTACTGAGTTGGATGACTTCTAATTTTATTCTAGATAGGATTGAATCTAGATTTTTTGTATTCAAGAAGATTTTGAGTGAATCTTTCATATCACCAATATAATCTAACTCTAATTTGCCCCGAAATGGTATTCCAGTAATTTCACCAAAATCATTAATACCAATATATAACGATGCTGTAGTGGTTTCAGATTTCATATTACCAAAGGCTGAAATATATTTGGGAACATAAAATTTAAGATAATGATTTATATTTTGTAATATAAGATCATTGAAGCTATCAAATAATTTACCAGTTAGGATAGCCGTTTTAATATCTTCCTCCATACAAAAAGCATAGGGGTCTAGCTTAATAGAAAATTCTTTGAATTCATCTTGAATTGATTCATCAAAACCGATGTAATGACCGAGGATCATTTACTATTAACTCTATATACACTAGATGAGAATAGGAGTTTATATGTAGGGGTAAATAGTTTATAGGGTATATAGTTTATAGGGAGATATTTATATTTTCAATTATTATAAATGGCTGTAAATATAGAAAAAATAAAGCAAAATTTAAAGAATCTAATAGATTTGAACGATGAATCATATCCATCAGCAAATTCAGAAATTGGAATAGTATATGGATATCTTAGCGCGACTGATAATCATGACAATGGAGTCAGTTTATTTGGCGATATATTAATTGAGGGATTATCTTTGATTGGTGATATAGATAATCCGGCGGCTCCAGTTGTTTCTTGGTTTTTATCGGGTCTAGTAAATTCCTACAATACATCAACACCACCAAATTTATTAAATCCGGATATAACCCAGATTGCTGCTCGATATGTAGCAACATATTTACAAATAGATACGGATCTGACAACTATTTTGAATGATGTTAATAATAACTTGGATAAAGAATTTACAATTCCTGATAATTTAAATTTACCAGCTCCATATAATGATAAAAAAACAATAAAAGTTCGTGAATTAAGTGACATTAATTTTCCGGCAAAATATTCGGATGATTTTAATACATTAAAAGATGCTTTTGTGGTAGGATTTAGAAATGAATTAGTTAAACAAGAATTACCTCGTACTAATAATTATTCTATTGGAGCAGTTCATATAAAATATGGTACAAAATATTGGTTATATATTGCTCAGAATCCTCCAGGTGGAGACAAAATTAATTGGACAGGTGGGGATTGGACTATTACTAATATTGAATTACAATTACAAGGTAGAGATGTAAAAGTTAGTGGTGGATCATTTGAAGATTTCAATAAAACTGCTGGATCTTTTAATGAACAATCGGGAAGTTTAATTGTTCCTATTGGAAAAACAGATTCTTCGATAACATATAAAAAATATTATATGTTACAAGGATTTTCTGATGGTGAATGGTCTGGTTGGAATTTAGGTTCAACTGATTTCTATAATTGGTTATTTAAAGATGATGGTTTTGGTAATATTATAAGACCTGATTCGGTTGGAATGAGAGAAGATATATTTCGTAATTGGGGGATTACGAATGGGAATTTGTTGCCAGGTTCAGTATAAAATATAAGGTTAAAATAAATGGTAACCATCTAGCGGAGTATACAATCTTGAACACTTAATGGTAATCATCTAGCGGAGTATACAATCTTAAACACTTAATGCCAACCATCTAGCGGAGTATACAATCTTAAACTGAGATAATTTTTTCATCCTCATTATAAAATAATAAAATTATTTTATCAATGACATACATCATATGTGGATCAGATGTATCATCTCTTTTAAGAAATGTATATGTTTCTTCTCTTTTAGGAACACTCATAGATTTCTTTAATTTATCATAATGCATTTTAAGAATGGTGTAATTCTTCTTATGTAAAAGTTCTCTTAGTTCATATTTTAAAATAGCATCCCATTTTCCATCATTATATACCATTGCGTATTTATTATTAATATTTTCGATTTTGACTGTACCATTTTCGGGGTGTTCTTTATTTAAGTAAATATCCTTAATGAGTTGTACATACCCCTTCTCAATATGCTGATTTAATAATAAATTGTTAAAATAATTACTATCTAAATATGATATGTCTTCTTTTCCGAAATTATTTACTAAAATATTTGTTGTATTATTTGAATTATCATTTATTGTATTATTACTGTTATTATTAATTGTAATGGATGCTGGATTTTGAGGGTTTGGTGTAACTAATAGTACTTTTATTTTATCTTCTAAATTCATACTAGATGATAAAATAACCTTAATTTTATTCTTGGTCAATGATTTATTGTAATCTAAAATAAGATCAATTTTATCTTTTGTATCGATGGAACTTTTAACGATGGTTTTAATACAATCATTTATTGTTTTGATGGCCTTTTGAGATAAAGTAGATTGATTATTTGATTCATCTATAGCTATAATATCATTATTTTCAGTCATTATACATATATTTTTATTATGATAGATTAGACTTGTTTTTGTTCTTAAATATTTATTACATACTGAACATTGAAAATCTGTAACTGTATTACATTTATTTTTCTTATTAATGTGTTGATTGAGATGTTGGAAGGTGTCAAACTTTTTATTACATATATCACATTCAAACATTTAGTAACTTATATTATATAATATTATAAAATATTATTTAAGTTGAAAATATCTTATTTAAGTTAAGTGTAAGTAGATTATTTTAATAGCAAATTAATATTTTTTGGAATCTATAATATTTTAAGTAGGGTATTTTATAAAATAAGTTAACTTTTTTTTAATTCTATCTTATTTTTTCTTATTATTTTTATCATATGATGTATTTTATCATCGTATATATTATTACTATAATATAGTGCTATTAATGGTATTAATAATTTAAGTTATTTTTTATAAAATTAGTTAAATCATGTTTTAATATCATATTTATATCATATTTTATTTTAGAAAATAAAAATTACAAAAAATATAGAACTAAAAAAATAAAAAACTAAAATAAGTTGAGAAAAAACTAAAATAAGTTTGACAAATCTTTAGGGTATATATATCGTATATTTCTTTCTTTTTTTACTTCTTCTTTTTATTATATGGTATCCTTTTTTATTTTTTAAATTATATTAAATATAGAAGAAAAATGGTATTAAGTAATACCAACGAAAAAGTGATTTATCCAAAAGATGCAAAAAAGCAAAAATCAACTTAAATGGGTGGATGAGTTTGAAAAAAGTGCACCCGAAAACTTCAGGAAAATTGATTTTGCATTTTCGGCTGCTCGACCCAATTTCGGCCGAAAAAATAAAAAAAATAATTTATGGTATTAAAACATAAACATGTAAACTAAATTTTAAACGATATAAGGTAGTAAAAAAAATTTTTAAGCTTTTTTAAAATAATTTATAAAAATAACAAAAATGTATAATTAGTAATTTTGTAAAAAATATTATAGTTTTGTTAATAGTATTTAATTTTTTATGTTTTATAAATTTTTAGATTTATAAATAATATAAATAAAAATATTAAAATTATAAAATAAAAAATAAATTAAGACTTATTAAGGTACATTGTTCTATAAGCTTAATATACATAATATAAATTAGGTATTAATAATTTAAGTTATTTTTTATAAAATTAGTTAAATCACTTTTTAATATCATAACTATATCATATTTTATTTTTATAATTAGAAAATTATAAAAAATATAGAACTTAAAAAATAAAAAACTAAAATAAGTTGAGAAAAAACTAAAATAAGTTTAAGATATTTTTTTGGTATATATATCGTGTATTTTATTTATTTTTTATCTCTTCTTTTTCTTATATGGTATCCTTTTTTATTTTTTAAATTATATTAAATATAGAAGAAAAATGGTATTAAGTAATACCAACGGAAAAGTGATTTATCCAAAAGATGCAAAAAAGTAAAAATCAACTTAAATGGGTGGATGAGTTTGAAAAAAGTGCACCCGGAAACTTCAGGAAAATTGATTTTGCATTTTTGGCCGCTCGATCCGATTTTGGCCGAAAAAATAAAAAAAATATTTTATGGTATTAAAACATAAACATGTAAACTAAATTTTAAACGATATAAGGTAGTAAAATAAATTTTTAAGCTTTTTTAAAAAAATTTATAAAAAAAATAATTAATATTAATTCTAATAAAAATATTATAGTTTTGTTAATAGTTATTATATTTTAAAAATTTCAATTAATAATTCTATTAAAAATTATATAGTTTTACTAATAGTAATTGTATTTTAAGAATATTTATATTTTTTATTTTTTAGAAAAATCTAAGGGAAAATATAAAATTTTTAATATTTAAACTTTATATACCATATATAAACCATTAATATTTGTAAACATATAGGTAATTATTTTTTCGGTATATATTTTTTTAGTTAGTTTATTATTTTTTTTAATTATCTAATATGTACCATAATAACATCTAAAATTTACATATTGTTATTTTGAAATTTTATATGGTGTATCAATGTTTTTTTTAGTTACTCAAAAAATTTTTTTAGTTACTATAAATTTTTAAAATATTAGTATATCAAGTACATACCTTTATTTTTTTATTTATCTCTTTCTTTTTTATAGTATGGTATACCCTTTGTTTTTTTAAGTTACTTTTGGGTTAGAAGAAAAAATGGTATTAAATAAGACTAATGAAAAAGTGATTTATCCAAAAGATGCAAAAAAGTAAAAATCAACTTAAATGGGTGGATGAGTTTGAAAAAAGTGCACCCGGAAACTTCAGGAAAATTGATTTTGCATTTTCGGCCGCTCGATCCGATTTTGGCCGAAAAAATAAAAAAAATATTTTATGGTATTAAAACATAAACATGTAAACTAAATTTTAAACGATATATGGTTTAAAATTTAGTTTTTAAGCTTTTTTAAAAAAATTTTATAAAAATAAAAAATTCTAATTTAGATTTTTTTAAAAATATTATAGTTTTGCAATTAATCAATAATTAGATTATTATAATTTAATTATTTATGGTATCAAGATATTTGTTTTAAAACGGTAAAACGGTAAAACGGTATACAATAATAATAATAATAGTAATATATAGTAGTATATATTAGTAAAATAGTAGTAAAATAGTGTATATTTCTTTATTTTTTCAATAAACTCTTCACAATATTTGTAAATACATCTACTTGATTCGTAAATGCTAATAAAATTAAATCTAATAAGCTTGCGAATACAGTTAAGATTGTTTTGATAATATTAAATAAAATAGGTAGTTTTCCAGTAGATTTACTTTCGGGTCCAATTCGACGACCATCTGATCTATAACCTGTAATCTTTTCACTAGTATCCACAGCTTTTCCAATAGTATTATCAACTATATATGTATTAATACTAGTTATTAATAATAATATTGACATACCGATTAATTTAAAAATATTCTTATCTTCATATCTTAACGTTGCTTTTTTATCAAAAGGCTTAATTAAGAAATTAAATAATAAATTATAAAGAGGATCTAATAAACCAGGAGATTCATCTGGTCCTAATACTGACGTTAATTTTTTATCTACATTTTTAGCAGTTTCATCTATTGATTTATCGATTGATTTTGTTACTTTATCTAATTTATTTTCAACTCCTTTTATTAATCCATCATTAAAATTTTCTATAAAATTCATTCTTCTTGTATATTATTAATAGTCATATAAAATTTTTTCATATAATTAAATATTTTATCTCCAATCCAACTAAACAAATTTATTAATAATTCAAAGAAGACTCCGATACTATCCCCAGTAACTTTAAATATGGTGGAAAATTGATCTATAAAATAATGAACAACACCTGAAATACCGTCTGCTCCAAAACGAATAAAAATTATTATAAAATCGAATATAACTGTAAATATATTTTTGAGTAATTCAAATAGGGCTTCCATAGAAGTTGATATTAATTTTGTCATTATCATTAAAGTATCACCAATAAAACTTAATATCATTAATAAAAGGGGTACTAAGAAGTTAGCTAATATATTATAAATTGAATTAAATACTGCTGGAGAAATATAAAATAGGATTCCAATTATGATTACAATTAATACCCAACCTAAGACTAATCTTAGATTATCTCCTATTTTTGTAAAAATTGGGACATCTGCCATGTGTTCAATTAATGGTGAACTTGGTAAACTGTTAACACTTGGTAAACTTGGTGAACTTGGTAAACCTTCTAAACCCTCAAAACCTTCTAATCCACCAATATTCTCTAACCCACTAATCGAGTTTGTAAATCCCTCCTTTTTTGAATTTTCTTCATCAATAATAGATTGAGGTTTAATTAATGGTTCTGCTCCAGATATTTTACATATTCTATAAGTATTTTCATCCGCAACACTCTTTGTATTCTGCATTATATAAGTAGTACAGTTTTTTTTTCTTATTAGGAATAATAAATACCGACAACATCCTTTTAAAGATTCAAGATCTTCAAATACTCCAAATTGTTTTAATTCAGCATCAGTATAGGGATCTTCCCTAATACCTGGTATTTCAGTACCATCTCCATATAAATTTAATTGTTTGTCTTCAATCACTTTCACACACATATTTAAGAAAAATTTATACTCAGAAGAATTTGCTGACATATATTGTGGTAATATTTTGATAAATTTATCATTTCGAAACTGTTTACCAATAGCATTTAATATAAAATAATATATAATAGAATATAATCTTATTGATCCATTTAGATTTGGTCCTCCGCCATAACTTATAGTACCAGTTCTTTTATCTATTTCACCAAATTGATAAGTAACTGACTTCATTAATCCTCCAATTAAACTAAGATATTTTTTATCAATAGGACTTGCAAATAATTTTGTATTTTGATAATATTCTATTGTATTTGCTTGAGTATTCATATTATTTTCTAAATCATTCTCCTTACCTTGTCTCGTTATATAAAAATCAACCAATTTATCAATAAACCCATTTGGTCCCTTAATTTGTTCATACATTTTTATTCTAGTAACTAAGTATGGTAATAAATTTGATAATGTAATTTTCCACGAATTTATTTTATCTGCTTCGTCACCATTTGATGGTACCTTATTAAAAATAGTTGAACTTATTAAAACCATTTCTGTTAGAGGCCCTTTTTGATTACCATTAATTCTTGGAATTAATAATATACTTTGTCTATCAATCCAATTCATTTCTGCGGTAGGTGCTGGTTTACTATCTCCACTTCCCATTATTATATTTTCCTATATTTTAGAAATACAAAAAATATTGTAGTTAATAATATTGCAATAAATATAATATATAAGAATTCTTCCTCGCTATACTTTTTAAAATCTAAATTGTCTGTAATAAACTGTTCTACATTATCAACCTTTGTTTCTTCGTCTGAATTTGATTCATCTATTGGTGTTTGATTATCACTATTTGTTTGATCACTTTCCTCTTCTGTACCACTACTTTCACCACTTTCATTACTTTCATCATTATTTTCATCATCACTTTTTTCATCATTACTTTCATCATTATCATCACTTCCCTTATTGTCACTGCCATCATTTATACCACTTTCAGTATCACCACCACTACTGTTTCTAGCATCATCTGAATCCATTTCTATACCTTCACTTTCTTTTTGAACTTCATTTTTTGTTTTAGGTGGATTTAGTATTGGAGCATTTGCTATTTTACATAATCGTCCAATTTCTGGTGTATACATACTCTCTAATTCATCTAATTGTAATAAATTTAATGGAGCACATTCATTAATCTTTACATTCCAAATATATAATTTTATTGCTCCTAAAAAACAACCTAAATCACTAAATAATTTAGACTTTACAACAATATCATTTGTAAATGTTATTTGGTTATATTTTATTTTTATACATATATTTAATACAGTAATTTTAAATAAAGGATCATCACTTGGTGGTAACAATTTTTGTAAATCTAAAAAACTAATAATCCTTTTATCAAAATATGATATTACTTGAGAAACGTTATTACGATTCTCTTCTTCATAAAAGCAATTAATTACCTCTTTAATCAATAAAATTTTATTTTTTTCAGCTAATATTACAATCTGTCTTAACTTATTACTTGAAATTGGAGTTCTTTTTTTATAAAAATCTGTAACAATCGTGTATATTTCCTGTATAGCTTTTGTTTTTTTTGCTTCCTCGTTCATATTTAGGGGAGGCTTAGTATCTGTAGTATTTGTTTTTAATTTAGATCTTGCCTTTGCTTTTTGTAAATCCATTATAATATTGTACTATATAATATTATAAAATATTTAAAAATTATTCATTTTACTCACTCACTTGAATTTATTATACAATAAAAATATTATGAATACAAATATTGCGGTTGATATAATATATTGATAATCTTCATTGGTTAATTTATCACCTAATGAATTTATGAATGATTCCTTAATTTCATCTGCTGAACCCTCAGGGATAGTTACAGGAGTAGTTACAGGAGTAGTTGTTTGATCACTTGTATCTTGATCTGTTTGATTATCTTGACCTTCTTGACTATCTTGACCGTCTTGATCATTTTCATCTTGACCATCTTGATTGGCAGCTTCATCGCCTGATTCAGAATTGATACTACTGTCATTTTCTTGGTTTCCTGCTTCTGATTCAGGAGGTGGTTCATATTTAATCGGTACATTTGCTATCCTACAAATGCGACCTAGTTCTGGATTATATTGAGTAGCTATTTGATCATCATCAAGTAGATTCATCTTAGCACATGTATTTAATTTCACATCCCAAATATATAATTTACAAGCAAATTTCAGACTTTCGAAGTCATCAAATAATTTTGTAACTGAAACTTCACTATCTTCAAACATTAAACTTTCCTTCTTAACCTTGACTGCTAAATTTAATAATTTTATTTTATAATATTTATTACCAATTGGTGGTAATAATTGCTTTGAATTAAAGAAATCGATTATTCGTTGTTGAATGTAAACAATTATATTTTCTACATATCTTTTATTATCATATAATACACTTAAGACTTTAACTGGTAAAACTAGTTTTAAATTAATAGCATTTTTTGAGATCATTGTAATTTGCGCAACAGTAAGTGGTACTTGAGTAGAATCTGACTCAGTTATCATTTTATTTATTTTTTCAAGAGCTATTTTTTGTTTAGCATCTAATATAATATTTTTATTCATCTTATATAATAATAAATATAATTAATTATTATAAATTTTAAACTAATGTATACAATTAAAAATGAGCAACTCGAAATAGCAACCTACACGGTAAACCATCTTTAACGTAACCAACTAGTGGAGTATACCAACTAGTGGAGTATACCAACTTTAATGTATACCAACTTTAATGTATACCAACTTTAACGTAAACCAACTTTAATGTATACCAACTTTAATGTATACCAACTTTAATGTATACCAACTTTAATGTATACCAACTTTAACGTATACCAACTTTAACCAGAAGCAACTTCAACAACCTCCGGATAGAAAAACTCCTTTATACTACTAAATAATCCATCAATCAAAGCACTAAATTCATTGTAAAAATAATAAATAAATATGAAAATAATAGCTAGTACCAATATAGTTAAAAATATTATTAAATTTGGTTGATTTACAACCTTATTTACATTTGTAGCAGAATCAGTAAAATTCTTATTCATATCACTTAGACTATTACTTAATTTATTAATTGCTTTAAGATCACCAACATTTTTATATCTTGGATCAGGAGCATCTGGAAATGTAATTAGTCCCATTCCACCTAATATTCTAAAAGGTAATCCTAATATCATATCAAATAGTCCTAAGAAAAATCGTAAAATAACAACAATAAAATCTAAAATCTTTCCAATGAATCCAAAAATAGGTTTTAATGGAGCAACTATAATTGCTAAAGCATTTCCAATTGGTGTAAAAATTGGTTTTAGAATATTATCAGCTAAGAAATTAACTAAAGTTTTTGCTACAATTTTTAGAACACTTATTACTGGAGATAAGACTCCTTTAATAATTACTGCTAATACTTTTTTAATAGCTTTTATAATTAAATCAAAGAATGGTTCTATATTTGGTTTTGACATATATATATGTGAATATTAAATTTTTCTATTTAAAGATTATTTTAAAGTTTACTTTTAAAGTTTTTTAACCCTAAGTTTTTAAAGTTTTTTAACCTTATATCACAATTTTACCAAATATAAGATTTACACCCATTAGTAAAATTGCCATAGCTAATGACATAAATAATAAGAAAAATATTTTCTTTAATTGTTTTTTTTCTAATGAATATCTAATAAATTTAAATAAATTAGACAGCAAATCAGATACTCCGGTTAATACATTATCAGTTTTAACTAATACAGAATCCACTGTACTATCTACACTATTTAAAAAATTTATTGTTTTATTTACAACTAAATTATCAGCTGGTAATATGTTACTCATAACTTATCTAAGAAAAAATTATTGAAATAATTCCATTACTTTATTACTACTAAATAATAAAATGTAACCAATCGCTAACATTATAATTATTATTAGGAAAATTTGTAAATTTTCTTTTGTTGTAACTTCTTCAATAAGTTCAACAATCTTTTTGATACCAGCTATTAAATTCTCCAATATTTTACCAATCATACTCATTGCTTTTATTATTAACAATATCGTTTCTATTATTTTTGTGAAAAATGTTCTAATAGCAGCAATTATATTGTTTCTAAATTCTTCGTTAAAAATTAAATCTTTTATTCTAAATATATTAACTTCAGTGATAGCATCAAATAGTTCCATTATTATATGAGGCGGTTCATATTTAGCGTTACAACTTACTTTAGCTCCAAAAACTTTAAATACATTACATAATGTACTCCATAATAATGCTCCAATAGAAAATGGCAATCCAACCATATTATCTATTAATAGTACAATTGGCTGAACAATATTATATAAACCTAGTAACGCTTGTCTAATTGGTCCCAAATATTCATCTATATTATTAATTGGCTTCTCTAATGTAGCACCAATTATTTTTACAACTGCCTCTATTGTTAATGTAAAAAAATCAATTGGTACTGCTATTATTAATGCTGCTAATTCATCACCCTCTTCTTGAACTGAACCAATTTGGTCAAGTGCTGCCTTACCAGCATTACTCATAGAAAATAAAGTATCCTCACCATCTTCATCAACATCTAAATCAGTAAGTTTTTCATCTAGACTTAATCCATCATTAGGTAGTAAGTCACTTGGTTTCTTCATTACATATATATCTCTATCAATAGCATCCAATGAAGGATCATCTCCAAATGTTCTATTAATTAAATTATTAATATCATCATCTGATAATTCATCATCATCCTGTTCATCAACATTAACTAAATCATTTAGTTCTGCTTTTTCTGGATCACTATCAACATCTAATTCATCATCGTCTTGTTCATCATTATCTTCATTATCAGTTGTATCATTTGTAAGACTTTTACTTTGATTTATATTATCATCTGTTTCAGTATTTTGGTCATCAGTATTTTGGTCATCAGTATTTTCATTCTCTGTATTTGGATCATCTATTGGTGTATCATTATTATTATTATTATCTTCTGTAAATAATTCAATTTTACTCATATAATAACTGAATAAAATAAAAAAATTGATATTTACTTATTTTAGTAAAATATAAATGAATAAATATATATAAATAATAAATGGGAATAAAAAACCTAAGCTCATTAATAAAGGAATATGCTAGTAATAGTATAACCAAAAAACAATTTGGTGATTTTATTGGAAAAAAAATAGCAATCGATGCCAGTCTCCTGATTTATGCTTACGTAATAGCCGTTAGAAATTCATCAGAAGATTTAACAAATATTCATGGTGATATGACTAGTCATATTCATGCTGTGGTAAGTAAAACTCTATTATATCTGGATAATTCAATTACACCTATTTTCATTTTTGATGGAAAACCACCATCATTAAAAAGTAATGTAATTGATAAAAGAAAAGAAGATCGAAAAATGGCACAAAAAGCATTAGAAGAATTAAGTGATGGTGAAAAAAATGATGATACAAAAATAAGATTATTTAAAAAGAGTACAGTTATTACATGGAAGCAGATGGAAGAATGTAAGGAGGTATTAAGAGCAATGGGAGTTCCAGTAATAGAATCATATGAAGAATCCGATTCACAATGTGCTGCCTTAACTAATTTTAATAATGTATATGGAGTTGGTTCTGAAGATATGGACATCTTAGTTTTTGGTGCTAAAAAATTGCTTAGAAATATATCATCATCAAAAAAGAATGAAATTGTTGAGTATGATCTAAAAAAGATTTTAGAAGAATTACATTATAATCAACAAGAATTCATAGATTTATGTATTTTACTTGGTTGTGACTATGTGGAACATATTGACGGTATTGGTGTTAAAAAAGCCAAAGATATAATTGATGAATATAGAACTATAGATAATTTTATAAACACCTCATTAGAAGTTAAGAATAAGAAATATATAATTGAAGATGGATATTTAAATAAGGTTACTAAAGCTAGAGAATATTTTTTAAATGGACCATCATATGAATTTAGCAATGATCAATTAAAATTAGCAGATCCAAATGAAAGAAAAATTAAAGATTTACTAGTTAATAAATATTCTTATAGTAAAACGAAGGTTGATAAGATTATTAGTAAGATTGTAAAAAGTTAAAGTCAAAGTTAAAGTTAAAATTAAAGTTGGTATACTCCACTAGATGGCAACCACTAGATGGCAACCACTAGATGGCAACCACTAGATGGCAACCACTAGATGGCAAACACTAGATGGCAACCACTTGAAGGTAACCACTAGATGGCAACCACTAGATGGCAACCACTAGATGGCAACCACTTGAAGGTAACCGCTTGATGGCAACCACTTGAAGGTAACCACTAGATGGCAACCGTCTGATGGTAACCACTTGAAAGTAACCACTAGATGGCAACCGCTTGAAAGTAACCGCTTGATGGTACCCGTCTGATGGTAACCGTCTTATTGCAACCGTCTGATGACAACCATCTGATGGTACCCGTCCGATGGCAACAATCTGATGGTAACCGATTGATGGTAATCGGTTGAAAGTAACCGTCTGATGACAATCGTTTAGAATTTAGTAAATAGAATTTTAGTAAAATATTTAGAATTATTTTCTATAATTATGTATATATGGCTGATTCAGTTACAAGTACTTTTTCAGAAACAGATACTTCAAATAATTATACAAATATTGTAATATTTGTTTTGATTATACTATTTGTTTTATTAATTAATAATGTTATTATATATTTCATATATGATAAAGTAAAAGCAAGTATTATAGATTATTGTGAAGAAAAGAGTGAGCAAAAATTAAGAGCTTATAAATTAAAATCTAAAAGTAAATCGAAATCTAGTAATAAATCACCATCTAGTGTTACATCTACTATAAAACCAAGTAGTGGTTAATTAGTATCATTTGAATCATTATTATAATCAATAATTCCTTTAGTAAAATCCCCTTCAGACTGAGTTGTGGTGTTCATAATAACATTATTATAATAAGTCATATCAATATTAGATTTATTATTATTTTTCAATAAAATAGAATCTATATATTCATCTATTTTTTGGAGGGTTTCATTACTTAGTTCATTCATATTAAAAAATACGCCATTACTATTTTGAGTAATTTTAATACCAGATGCTTTAATAATTCTAAAAATTTGTTTATAATGATTTTTTGAGGTTATTTTTTCCATTTTTTTAACCAATTCTTTTTTTTCATTATGAGAATAAATTTTTTTTTCCATATGTTGTTTTATATTTTTATAATTTAAAACTAACTATCTTTAACTATCTTTAACCTTTAACTATCTTATCTTTAACCTTTTAACCTTTAACCATCTTTAACGATTTTTAACTATCTTTAACCCTTAACCATTTTAACCTTTTTAACTTTTTCTATATTTTTTTCAAAATTTTATATTTTATTAATATATGAGTGAAAGTGAAGATAAAGACTCTGTACTAATGGATCTAATGTCCAAAGAATATAGATATCCGGCTACATCAGATGAAAGCCTTCAATCTAAAATATATGATAAAAGAGAATACTATATTAATAAAGTTCCCGAAAGAAATAAGATTGAAAATTATGAACAGCTTAAGAAATATCGCGATGATGTGTGTGGAGGTAAATTTTCTTTAAAATCTCAGCAAGTATTCGTAGCAAATTATATTAATCCAAATACTCCTTATACTGGTTTATTAATATTTCATGGTACAGGTACTGGAAAGACATGTGCTGCTATAGCAATTGCTGAAAATTTCAAGGATCAGGTAAAACGATATGGTACTAAAATTCATATTCTGGTATCAGGACCATTAATTAAGGAGCAATGGAAGTCTGAATTAGTAAAATGTACCAAAGATACATATATTAATTCATCAGTTTTACAATCTGGTTTCGTTAATAATGAACTAAAACAACAAATTCAAAGAGATGCCATTATGAATGCCCTACAGTTTTATCGTATTACATCATATCGTAATTTTTATCGTAGAGTATTAGGTGAAAAAATTACTGATAAGGAGGTAAATGAGGAAGGTAAAATTATAAAGACATATCGTAAGGATATTGAGGGAGATATTGAAAGAGATATTTCGATTGATAAATTAGAAAATTTAGACAATACAATACTTATAATAGATGAAGCACAAAACTTTGTAGGAAATGACCAAGGTAAAGCTTTACGAAAAATAATTGAGAATTCTAAAAATTTAAAAATTATTTTAATGAGTGCTACACCAATGAAAAATTTTGGAGATGAAATTGTTGAATTAATTAATTTTTTGAGACCAATAAATGATCAAATTGAGAGAGATAAAATTTTTACATCTGAGAGGAATCATTTAATGGGATTAAAAGAAGGAGCTGAACCATATCTTAAAAAAATGTTGAATGGGTATATTAGTTATTTTAGAGGGAATGATACATTGGTATTTGCGAAAGGAGTAGAGATGGGTGAACAAATTAAAGAATTATTATTTTCAAAAATAGTTAGATGTCGTATGAATGAGTTTCAAAAAGAAGTCTATTTAAGAACTTTAGAAGAATATTCAAAAGATGCTCTAGATAAGGAGTCAACTGCTAGTGCTAACTTTGTATTTCCAGTATTAGATGAAGAAAAGAAATATATTATTGGTACTTATTCTAAGAATGGTGTTACGACTGTACTGAGTCAATTAAAGACATCGCGGGAATTATATTTATCAAAATTAAATGAGAGATTTTTTAACAATGAAGTTACTAATTTGAATGAAATATTGAGAGAAAGTACATCTGGTATTAGTATAACTGGTCTTCTATTACATGAATCAAAACTACAAATATTTTCAACTAAATTCTATGAAGCATTAAAAAACATAAATGATATGGTGGATGGTAAAGAAGGATCAAAGACCTGCTTTGTATATTCCAATTTAGTGAAAGTTGGTATTGATTTATTTGAAGAAGTATTGAAAGCTAATGGTTATTTGGAATATCGAGATGATGGATTATATGCTCTAACGGATTCTATTCGTGAATATCGAACTGGATTATTATATGGAGAATTTATAAGAAAATATCCAGGTGAAAAATTTAATCCAGCTACATATTTAGCATTTACTGGTGAAAATGAAGGAGATGAAAATGTACAACCAGAAGAAAAACAACGTCTCTTAAATGTATTTAATAATATTCAAAATAAAGAAGGCAGAGATATTAAATTAATTTTGGGTTCACGTGTAATGAATGAAGGTATTACTTTAGAAAATGTACGAGCTGTACATATTTTAGATGTGTATTATAACTTCGCACGAGTACAGCAAGTTATTGGAAGAGCAATTCGTTTATGTAAACACTATCGAGTTATGACTGAGGATGATCCATATCCTGAAGTTAAAATATATAAATATGTAGTTAGCTTAGAATCGGGTAAATTATCAAGTGAAGAAGATTTATATCGAAAAGCAGAATTAAAATTTATATTGGTTAAAAAAGTAGAAAGAATGATGAAAGAAGCATCTATAGATTGTCCAATTAATTATCATGCGAATGTTTTTCCTGAAGAGGTTGAAGCATCAAAAGGATGCCGTAATCCATCGCATAAGGGTGAAGGAAAATTATGTACAATATTATGTGATTTTGAGGAATGTAATTTAAAATGCTATGATAATCAATTATATTTAAAATATTATGATAGAGATCGTAAATTATTTAAAAAGATAGCAAAGAAGGATCTTGACTATACTACATTTACATCTGAAATAGCTAAAAAAGAAATTGAGGAGGCGAAAGAGAGAATTAAAGAGTTATTTAAATTCAAGATTGTATATACATTGGATCAAATTATTGAGCGAGTAAAAAACAAATACACCGGAGAACAGAAAGAGTTATTTGATGATTTTTTTATATTTAAGGCTCTTGATTATTTAATTCCAATATCTGAAAATGATTTTAATAACTACAATGAAGTATTGGTTGATAAATTTAACAATCAAGGATATTTAATATACCGTAAGGGTAATTATATATTTCAACCATTTAGTGAAAATGAAACATTACCCATGAATTATAGAAATAGTTTTAATAAAGAACTAGTAAATAATCCATCTATTTATAATTATATTAAAAAATATAGCAAGTTTAAAGACATTAAAGATGAATTGGAGACTGAATCAACATCAGATTCTTCATCGAGTATATCGTCATCCGCGAGTAAGAGTAAGTCGGAAGAATATGATTTTACGAGTGACAATGTAGCGAATTATTATGAAAAGAGAGAAGAGAATGATGTTGTTGGTATATTAGATATGAAAATAGATAAAAATAGAAAACGTATAGAAGTATTTAAATTAAGAAATAAGAGGGAGGTTAGTGATAAAAAGAGAGGTACTGGTATAACGAGTTTGAAAGGAGCAATATGTGATAATGCTTTTGAGAAAGATGAAATACTGAAGATAGCTAAAAAAATTAATGCAATTAATTTTAATCCATCTGGAACCAGAATTGAAATATGTGAAAAAATTAGAGAAAGATTAATATTTTTAGAAAAATATAGTACTGATAATAAAACATATTTATTAGTTCCTCAAAATCATTCATCTTATGAGTTTCCATTTAATCTTAAAGATCGTATCACGTATATTAAATCCAAATTAAAAAATATAAATATAACTGTTGAGAAAGAAGAAAATGGCATATTTGAAAATGTTCGTAATAAAAAATATCCAAGATTTGTTTTAACAATTAATGATATCATTAATGATCAGATAGTTGATGAATTTAAATTTGTTAAAACCGGAAAAAAATATATTAAAATTGTTGAATAATTTGGCGTTTATTTTATTTGTAAATTATATTTTGTATAGTAATATAATGAACAGAGCAATATATCTAAAACACTTATTTCACAAGCAAAAAGCAAATCCTATACCTCTACCTACACCAA